CACCAATATTAGTATTAGAAAGTCCATAAACACCATAAAAAGTATTTGAATAACCAGTAATAGCAGTAACAGAACCAGAATTTGAACCAGAAACTATTGAATTATTTACAGTAATAGTACCACCAAATTGAACCCCCGCACCAGTCTGATCTATATTAACAAAACCAGTTGCTAAATTTAATATATAGGGTCTTAGAGAACTCCATGTTCCGGTAGAATTTCCCGATGCAGTTATCATTTGATAATAATTACTTCCGTCATTTCTATAAAAAACACCATAACTTCCATAAATTGCTCTAAATTGTCCACCACCACTATCAAAACTAGTAGAAACTATTCCTCCATTACCATTAATTTGTCCAACAGAATTTATATATGAAGAAGAATTAATTGTTGTTCCGTTAAAAACACCCGTAAAAACTGTTGCATTAGCATAATAAGAAGAGTTATGTCCTCCGAAATTTGTTGAATTATTTGAAGTAAGAGTAGCAACATTTCCTGATAATCCGGCCGTAGTTTGATAGGATGATAAATTAGACTGTAATTGTGCATTGGAAACAACATTAGCAACACTAACCGTACCTACATAATTTGTATTATTAGAGGTTAAAGTAGCAACATTAGCAGATAAAGTTGAATTTAATTGATAGGAAGAAGCAATTGTACCACCTAAATAACTTGAATTATTTGAAGTAAGAGTAGCAACATTAGCAGATAAAGTTGAATTTAATTGATAGGATAATAAATTAGATTGTAATTGTGTATTGGAAACAACATTAGCAACACTAACCGTACCTACATAATTTGTATTATTAGAAGTAAGAGTAGCAACATTAGCAGATAATCCGGCTGTAGTTTGATAATTGGAAAGATTAGAGGTTAATTGAGAAGTATTAACTAAATTAACTATATTTGCCTGTAATTGTGCATTGGAAACAACATTAGCAATACTAACCGTACCTACATAATTTGTATTATTAGAGGTTAAAGTAGCAACATTTCCTGATAATCCGGCTGTAGTTTGATAGGATGATAAATTAGATTGTAATTGTGCATTGGAAACAACATTGGCAACAGATACAGAACCTACATAATTTGTATTATTAGAAGTTCCTGTAAATATTGTAGAATTAACACTAGAATTAACGGTAGAATTACCAATATTTAAAGAATTTGCAGTAATAGAAGAAAAATTACCTATCCATCTATAAGTAGAATTACCTACTAAATATGAATTATCTATAGAAGGAATAAAATTTCCATTAGAAACTTGTGTATTAGAATAAGTAATATTTCCTGAAACTGTTAGACTTCCTAAGACTGTTATATTCGAAACCACATTTATAAATCCTGTAGTAATTGAAGAAGAATTTATAAATGTGTTAACTGTAGAATTGCCCAAAGAAATAACAGAAGTATTGACTAAAACATTAGAACCAATAGAGATATTTGATGAAAAAACCGGATTTGTTACATTAGCAAATGAGGAAGAAGGTAAACCATTAAAATAAGTTGAATTATTGGAAGTTCCTGTAAATACTGTGGAATTAACTATGGAATTAACTGTGGAATTGCCTATAAAAAATAAAGAATTATTGACAATAGTATTTCCTACAATTATAGTAGAAGTATTGACTAAAACATTAGAACCAATAGAGATATTTGATGAAAAAACCGGATTTGTTACATTGGCATAATAAGAAGATAATTGTCCATTAAAATAAGTCGAATTATTGGAAGTTCCTGTAAATACTGTGGAATTAACTGTAGAATTAACTGTGGAATTTCCAAAATATATTAGAGAAGAATTTACAACAGTATTTCCTGTATTTAAAGAAATTGTATTAATATTTCCATTGACAATCATATTATTAGAAAAATTTGTATTACCAATAATAGAAGATGTATTAATTATTAAATTATTCGTAGAAATATTAAATGTACTTTTTGAAGAATTCGCATAAATTCCACCAAGTGAATATAATCCAATATTAAAAAATGTATTGGAACCTACATAAAGATTAGCAGCAGCATTAATAGTTCCGCCTTGAATTGTATTTCCAACGGCTAAAACAACAGAACCAAAATAACCATTAACAAAAGAATTTCCTGTAGTTAAGGAACCATTAGAAGTTGCATCGGAGGTAACAGTATTTGATGAAATAATATTAGCAATTTGATTGCTTCTTGTTAACCAAGTTCCAAAATATTGACTGTTTGAAATTTGGCTAACTGTAATAGACATTCATTATCCTTTTTTAATTATTTATTTAATATTTTTTTTAATAAATTTTTAATTTCTAATATATCTGATTTCACGTCATCAAATTCTTCTACCATTTTATTTACTCGAAATCTGTAATCTCTTTCTTTTTTATATGCATTTAATTTTTCTATATCTTTATTTAAAATAGCCTGAGTGTTCATATCTCTTATTAAAGATGGATTTTTTTCAACCTGATAAAATCTCGGGGTATTTCTCATTTATTTCCTTAATTATGTCAAAGTTGAAATAGCAACATAATCCGTTAATAGCGGAACTAAATAACTTCCTGCATTTGATAATAATACTAATTTTATAGCAAAAGTATCATATCCAACAAATAAAGCACCGGAATTAGAAGTATATTGTACCATACCATTAGAATTTAAATAAGCTGTATTAAGATATGAATTACCAGAAGGAAGAGAGTTAGCAAAATTAAATATATATTGATTAAAATCTTGATTATTAATTTTACTTGATCTTGTAATATTTGTAGTGTACATCGGAGTCCAAGATTTATTGATAAATGGATCAGAATCGTATTGATTTTGAATTTTAGCATAACAATAAATTGAAGTATTTGGAGGATAATAAGCACCAACATAAACTGTCATATCTTCTGCATCCATACCAGAAACCAAAGTAACAGTTTGGGAAATATATTTGTTTATAGCATTTCCTGAATTTGTTATTTCAGAAAGAAAAACATCATTATTGGAATCTTCTCCATTTATTAAATTCTGAATACAAACAACAGCACTTTTAACTATATTAATAGCAGGAGAAAGATAATAAGAATTTGTAGTCATGTTTCCATATACAAATAATGATTTATTTCCAGAATTATATTTCATTTCATTAGATTTAGACATAACTACTCTTTCTTTATCTATAAAATCTGTTGATTTTCCAAATGTAAGATAAGTTTGATTTATATCAGATATATAAGAATTATAAGAATTTGAGACCCCCAACATTGAAAAATTAAGAGTAGTTACAGAAGGAATGGAAGTTGCAAATTTAGGCATTATAGTATCATAAGGAATATCATTAAGAGTAGTAATAGTAGCAGAAGCGCCAGAAAGAGAACCAATAATTAATCCATTATTAGTAGAAAGATAAACAGAAGAATTAGAAGTAGAATTTTGTACTGTTAATATTGTATTATTAACAGATTTAATTAATCCAGTAAGTCCTCCGTTAGATGTAAGAATACCCATAGAACAATTATTATCAGTAAATATTGGTACTGTATTAATAACAAATGAACCAACAGAATTTGAATTTACGTTAGCAATCATACAATAATTATTTGTATTAGAAAATAGATAAATTTTTGTATTGGCTGCTAATCCAGTTGTATTTCCATTAATTGTAGTTGAAGTATTAGAAACTGAAATATTTCCTGTTTGAAGAACTGTATTAGAATAATAAACAGCCTCTCCTAATTGAAAAATTCTTGAAGTATTGGCAATTGAAAGATATTCAGTATCATCATTAGTAAAAGTAGCAATACCCTGAGTAACAGTAAAATCTGCTATATAAAGATTAAATTTAATAGCTTCATTTTGATATGCAGTCCAAGTAGAATTTTGTGAGGAAAGAAACATATCCCCAATAAATGAAAGAGAATAGATTGGAGCATTAGTAAGAACATCTGTTCCTGAAATTACACCTGTCCATAAATCATAATTAGGATTTGCTCCATCAGGAATAACAACAAAACAATAATCTGTTCCACTTTCTAAAAATACGGGTTCTGGAAATACAATATTTGTTACTGCCGAAGCATTCCCAGAAGTTAAAATTTGAGAAGGAATAAGATGAATTTGTGATCCTACTTGAATATTTATACCTGGATAACCATTAACCATATCTCTTATCTGAATTGTTACACCAAGATTAGGATCAACTGCATAAAAATATAAATCAAGTGAAGTTATATAAACCCCTTGAACATTTGAAGGTAAATTAGTAGAAAGAATAGAAAATGCTTGTGCAATTGGCTCATGATGAGTTACAGCCAATGCTGCTTCTTGTACAATTAATGTATTAATATCAAATCCAGTAACTACTGTATTAGTAGAAGTAGAATTAGAATAAGTAACCATAGATTGTGAAACTGTAGTAAGTGCTACTTGTGCTGCTTGTGTTTGTAATTCTAAATTATTTTGTGTATAAGCTAGATTAGTTCCTTGATAAGTACAAGAAGCTATAGTAGTAATAATATTTGACATTGTAACAAGATTAGAAATATCCATTATTTGAAAATTAATATTTCCTGTATAAAAAGTATTAGCAGGAAGATAAAAATATCCATAAATTGTTCCCGTAGAATCTGTCACCATATTTGTTTGATTTAAAATATTATAATTAGAGTCAGTCTGTTTACAATATTGCGAAATTGACTTATCATTAAAATAAGTATAAACTTGTGTAGATGGTTTTAATCCAGTTGCAAAAAATTTAATTAATTGTGCCTGACAAAAAGGTTGAAGAGAAGCATCAGTTATAACATCTCCAAAAGAATAAGTAGAATTTACAGGAGTAACAGAAAGTTGTGTACCTGTTTGAGTATAAGTATTTGCTGTAGAAGAACTTGTGGTTGTAGTAGTGGCATAACCAGAAGTTGTAGTTTTAGAAGAACTTGTTGTCGTAGAAGCAGTTTCATTCCATGTTCCCCACTGAGTTCCCCAAGCATTTGCAAGATTTACCCAATTAGAATAAGAATTTAAATCTACAACTACAGCAGGATTTACAGTAACATCGGGAGACCAATTACCAGATGGATTAAGGGTTACTGTTCCTGTCCATTCATAAAGAATATCTTCTGCACAATTTCTAAGTTGTGAGGCAAATGGCTGTGTAATCCACGGTCCAATTTGTTGATTATCAAGAAGAATTAATTGATTATCAGAAGAAACTACAGTATTATTGGATAAATTATTAGAATATTCTAAATTTACATTAAATTGAGTAAATGTAGGACGAGCTTCGGAAGTAGAACCATCAATAGCAATATTAAAAGCAGGATCAAGTGTATTAGAAATAGAAAAATCATTAAATGGATCAGCAAGAATTCCATTTTGAAATCTTGTTTGTCCAGATTGATTAGTTAATAATAAATTTTGTGCAGTTTGTTCTAATACAGATAAACCAGAATAATATGTAGCTTGTTGAATTTGTTGTGCCAAAACACCAATATCCTGCATGGTATATCTTCTATTGGTATTATAGACTAATGAAGAAGTTGGATTTCCATTAGATTTATTAGAGTCTACAATATCTACAGTCAAAGTAGGATAAGGTGGAATATAAACAGTTGCAAGAGTCATTCCTGATTGAATTTGACCGGCTGGTGCTGGATTTTCAGAAGGAACACCAGAATTAACAACAATTGTTCCTTGTGGAGAAAGTCCCACAACATCATATCTTCCTACATAATATTGAAGAGAAGATTCAAATTCTGCTCCGTTAATAGGAACAAATAAATTAGAAGATGAAAATGAAATTGTATTAGAAGGATTAACAATAGAAGTATTTGAAATTGCCAAAGTGACATTGGAAATATAAGGAATTGTGTTAGAAGCCGAAAATCTAAAATCTACGGAATTTCTTAAATTATAAATTATACCAGAAGACACAGAACCATAAGTTTGAATATCCTGTGTAAAAATTGAATTAGAAGTGACTCCGGTATCATCAACAGGATAAGAATCTACAGAATAAAAACCTGCCCCCGAGGAAATATTTTTTTGATAGGCTTCTATTTGAACCAATAAAACTTCTGTATTTGAAAGAGAAGCACCATTGGAAGAAAGATATGATAAACCATAAAATTGATCATTTTGGTTATTATTAAGAGTAAATTGTGAAGTTATTGATTGATTTGTATTTGAATAAGTTGTTCCTACCCAAACATTTGCAACAGAAAATACATCTGGAATTCCTAAAGACCATGGTCCTTTTGTTCCATTAATATTATTAGATAAATTAATTGTTACATAAACAGAAGTTTGAAGTTGTTTAGTGGCAGGAGAAGCAACTACTCTTTGAATTGGATAAAGGACTGTTCCATTAAAAGATGAAGAAAAATTTTCATTAAGAGAAATTGTAAATGAAGTAGAATTTGCTATATTAATTTTTGTATTAGCAAGAGAAGTAGGAATTTGCATACCAGCAAGATATTGAATAGAAATATTTGCACCAGCACCAGACCATGAATTATTAGCGTTTCTCGTAAGAGCAAGAGTTGTATTATTAGAAATTGAAGCAACTTGCTTTATTTCAGATACAGTAGAATTTGCAATTAAAATATAACATCCATTATAAAGTGATGTTGTAAATGTAGTTGAGGTTCCTGTTAAAGTATTTCCAGAAGAAACCACAGAACCAGAAATATTTGCAGTAGTTTGTGAAGATTCAATTGTAATAATAAAATCTTCCATTTGTTGCTGAGTAAGCGTACCAGAACCAAAAGGTAATTCATTTGTTCCACCAGCATAAGTTGGAATTGTTATAGAAACATTTCCCGTATTTGAAAAAGATACATTAGTGGATTGAATATATTGAAATTGAGAATCGACTGTATTAGAAGAAGTTTTGAGAGTTTTAATTGCTCCTTGATTAAATGAATAAACCAGAGTAGCTGTATTTGAATCTTGAAGAGAAAATGTATTGGCAGAATTAAAAGTAACATCTGCAAATCCTAAACTTCCACCTGAATTTGCAAATAATGATTTTACATTGGCAAAAGAATATCCAGAAGACATTTGAATATTAAAAAGATATAAATCATAAACACAATTAGCAAATCCTTCTGTACCATTATCATATTCTACTCCAAGAATATTTGCAGTACCTATTTGTGTTCCTGGTGCAGTAATAGAATTAGTAGGAATACCAATAGAAAGATTATTAGAAATTGAATAAGCCGGTTGACTTCTTAAAGAAACTTGTTGTAAAATAGAAGGATTAAAAATACCAGAAAATTCTTGAACTTGAAGATAATTACCAAGTTGTGTTGTTACAATCTGAGATGGAGCATTTAAAATTGTATTACCTTTGGGAAGTACGCCTAAAAGTTTTCCAAGAATTTGTACTCTGTAACCTTGTACATAAGCAAGACCCGAATCTATTTCTAGTCTAATATTATTTGTATCAATTGAACCATTGGAAGTGACATTTTGTAATGTTCTAACATTAAATGGGTTAATGACGAAATTTCCATTAGTCTCATAGGAATATTCTGCCATTTTATCACCAATAATAGAATATGTAGTATCCTGATTAACTATAGAAGGAGAACCAGCAACAAAATCAACAATAGAAAAGAAATCATTAGAAGAAGTAGAACTTGTTTGTCTTAAAACAAGAGTAGGAATAATTTTTAATCTATCTGCACCAGGAGCGGCATAATTTAGTGAACCTTGAGAATTATCCAAAAGAGATTGATCTTGAAATGAAGTTACAATAGATTCCATTGACTGAAATCCGACTGAAATATTATTTGGTTGATTTGTATATGGAGTTACAATAATAGATTGATTAGCTACTTCTAATAATAACCCTTTTTGAAAAATAGAACCAGAAGAAACAGAAACTCCATAAGATGATCCTGTAGTATTAGAAGAACCAGAAGTAATAGTATTTGCTACTTGAACTTGTGCAATAGCGAGATTTGAAGAAGTAACGATATTTAAAATTTCATCATTTTGAAATACCTTAATAGCAGAATTTGTTGTGGCAGAATTAAGATAAGTAATGAATAAAGTATTAAGATTTGGAGATTGTGAAATATAACCTTGAGAAGTATCACGAATATAAGCTTTAAGACCAGAATTAGAAAGTGCAATTAGACCCTTAAGAGAAGAAATTGTAAGAGGGGAGCCATTTGCATAAGTATCTGTAAGTTTTACATAGGAAAGATTATTTTTATAAGTTATATTACAACCGCTTACAATAGTGCCATTCACGAAAATATTTTCACCAAATGTTTGAATTTGGTTTTGCATAATTGATTGTGTTGTATTAAGTTCGCGTGTTTGTACAGCCTGAGATGGCTTAAAAAGTACACGATAATATTGATCATTTGCATTAAATGTATCAAAATAAGGAGATTGATTTAAATTTGTATCAAGCTGACCAGTTCCGATTTTCTTATTCCTTATATTTTTTTATTATTTATTGTATTTATTTATATATTTGAAGGAATAACATCCATATGATGTTCAAAAACAGTACTTCCATCATCAAGTTTATGTTCTTGGGTAAATTTATATTTCATTTTAGTATCTCGTGGTAATATAAATTCTTTTTCAGAACCATTATAAGAATGATGATCAACATAAGCCCCAGGATGACCTTTTGGAACATGAATTTTTAAAACATGCCCACTAAAATCTTTTGCTATTTTCTTAGAAAGAGAAGTTGAAAGATATGCAGGGTGATTTACAATTTTTTCCTTGTTCATTGCTTCTCTTGGATCATGTGGAGTGCCAGAAAAAAGAGTTAATTTATGTGGTGTTCTATGTCTATCTAAAATATCATCCATTTCAGAAGTTCTTTCTTCTGATTCTTTATGATAAGCATTTTTATATCCATTTTCCTTTTTCTTCCATTGATAAGCATTTAATCTAGATGAATCTTTTGTATAATCTTTAATGGGTTTTATATCCTCATCATTAAATTTATAATGATTTGATAATTTATTATGAAGATGTACAAGAGCTCTTTCTTCGTTATTTGTTTTATTAAAATTTGATTCTAAAATAATTCTTAAATTTTTCATAATTGTATCGTAATGTTAAAAGTGGATTTTGTATTAGGTGAAATAATAAATGGTGAAACATAATTTAAGTATAAAACTTCTCCTGTATTACGTATTAAATCTGGATATGTGACTGTATTAGCAATTTGAATTAAACCAATTGCACCTGAAGTATTACCTGTTAATTCATATGATCCTACCTGAAAAGGAAATTCATTAAGAAGATCAGAAACAACAATTACTGGAATAACAGAACTTATAGAACCATTAGCAGTAATAGTAGATATTTTATCATAATTATTAAAAATTCCATTAGCAGCAGTCATTTTTATATAAGAAGAATTAGCAAATGTTATAATACCTGTTGCGGAAGTATTTGAATCTGTTAAAATTATACCAGTTGTTATAGTTCCAAAATTAGGAGTATAAATTAAATCTATTTCATTAGAAGTATTAATAATTAAACCAGAAGCATTAGTAGTTGCCTGAGTTACATATTCTCCGATTTGAAATGATCCTACATTAGAAGAAATTGTAAGACGAGAAGTTTGATTAAATTTTGTTCCATATGTAATAGAAGAATTTACAGTATCATTAGAAGAATAAATTGATAATAAATTTGCATAGGAATTAACTGTTGGATCATATATAATAGTATTTAATTCATTGGATATTTTTCCAGAAATATTTGTCATTCTTATTTGATTATTAGATAATACTTGTGTAAGAAGTCCAATAGGATTATTTCCAGAATATATATATTGAGTATTAGAAGTTAGATTGAACGATTTTGAATAATAATTTAATAAATTAGCTGTTGTATTTGATTTTAAACCAATAATTAAACAATTTGCAAGATTATTTGAGGTATTAGAAACAAAAGAACCATTAATATTATCTAATTCAAGATATGAAGAATTAGCATATTTTATTAAGGCGGCTGAATTCGTTGAAGGTTGATATATAATTTCATTATTAACAAAATTATTAGAAGAAAGAGAAATATTAGCTGCATATCTATGTACATTATCAGTATTTAAATATACATCATTATAAAAAGGATTTTTAATAATGCCAACTTTTCTATAGGAGCCATAATTAGGAAAATAATAATTTTCATTTGATGCTGTATCAATAGTTACAGAAATTCCTGCATATTTAGCACCTAATTCAGAATAACAATTAGAACCATGTCCATGAGTCGGAGATAAAACAGAATAAAGATTTGCTCCCGAACCATAAAGAGGATTTCCAGATATATAAGTATTGGAAATTGTATATTCTGTTCCTGTATTAATCATGACAATTTTAGAAATAGGATAATTTGCACCTATAGAAGTATTAACTATAGAATATGCCATTGCCCCATACCCATCACCAGAAAAATTTACTGTAGGAGAAACAATATATTGTGTTAGTGAAGAAGGAGAATAAGAAGAAGATAATAAAACTGCATTTCCAGAAGGTAATCCATTGGCATAATAAGAATAAATATAAGAACCAGAAATAAATGTACCAGAAGTATTTGATAATGTTATATTTGGGTATGAAGAAATATTTAGAATTTGTGCATTTAAAGTTGATGATTGTCCTACTAAATTAAAACCAGTAGAAATTGTTCCATTTATAGAAGAAAGAATTAAAGTTGTGGAATTTGCATAGGAAATTACAGCATTAGAAGATTGATCAACTCCATTTGCATTATATTCTTTAACTGTTTCTCCTAAAATAAATGAAATAGAGTTTGAAGAAACATTCCCAAAATTAACAATCATTGAAGTTAAATTAACTTGACTTATAATACCAGAAGAAATTCCTTCAGTAGAAGAAATAGGTTCAAAAGCATTAGGAACCAAATAATGAACATTAGAAATTAAAGTATTATTAAAAGGAACAGAAACATTTGCATAGGAAGAATTTGTAATAGATGTTATTCTTCTTATATTAGCAGAAGTATTTGATCCAACTCTTATATAGTTATTAACCGAATATGTAAGTAAATTAGCTCCCGCCCCACCAATAATAACATTGGAAGAAGTATTTACAGTAACAACTCCTGATTGTAAAGTTCCAAGAGAATTGGTATCAATTATAGGATATGCACCAGAAACGACACTTATATTTGAATTTGTAACTTGATTTATTCCAATAACAGAAGTATTAACTGAAGAAATATATCCCCCGAAACCAGAATCAGATTGAATCATATAATCATTTACATTAAAATAACCTTGTGAATAAACATAACTTATTTCATCTATAAATTGATCTACACTTTCTCCAAGAATAAATGATCCCTGAGTATTTCCTAAATATAAATTAACATAAGTATTAAAAGAAGGCGAAACAGAAACAACTTGTGTTCCTCCGTTATAGGCTGTAATTGTTCTTAATTGATTTGCTCCTAAACCACCATTGAGATAAATCGAACAACCAGTATAAAAATTATTAATATTAGAAGCTGTATTTCCTAATTTTAATGTATTTTGATTGATTATATTTCCTAGATAATTTTGATCAAATGTTTGATAACCAGAACCACCTGTGATAACTCTGGTAATATCGATAGTTCCTGGTATAGAATTATTGGAAACATAAGTATTAGGAACAACAGGAATGAAGTTAGATGAAGTAAAAAGAGTATTGGCATTAGTAGAAATTGTATAAAGAAATTTCCAAGTATAACCATCGGAAGTCTGAAATGTACCTGATGTTGGTGTAATTAATGGTTGAATAAGAGAAGGAGAACCATTATTATTATCAATGCATTTATAAACAGAATATTGATTATTTAAAACATAAAAAGAAGAAGAAAATAAATTAGCATTATTAGGATCATATTGTGTATAAATTGTATTAGAAGTATAATTATATCTTGGAATTAAATAGGAAATATTTGAATTAGAAATTAATTTACCAAAAACTATAGAATGAAAAATATCCTGATCAAAATCTTCGAAATCATTTAAAGGAGATGGTGGAACAGAATCAATAGGCCATGGTAAAGTACCACCTACAAAAAAGTAATAAGAAGAATTAGAAGAATTTATATCTTCTAAAAAATTATTAATATTATTTACATTAAAATTTTCTGTTAGTGTAGCAGTCAAAATAATTCCTTTTATTTTGATTATTTATTAGAAAAGAATGGATTTAATATATTTTCCTTATCTAATTCATAATGTCTAATTAATTCATACCTTTTACCATTCCAAGAAAAAATTTCTCTCATTTTTATTTTTTCTTTAATTTCGCCAGTCTCAGAATCAAAATAAATTAAATCATATATTTTATTAATATCAGTTTTCGTCATGTGGTAAAACTTCCATATGATGAATATGTTGATGAATATCACGATGAGAATTTGGAAATATTTTTGTTTCTGTTCTTAAATATCTCATCTTAGTATTTCGAGGAAGAAGAAATTCTCTTTCATTAGTCATGCCTAAACCTGCATGTGCGACATAGACACCAGAATGACCTTCAGGAACATGAATTTTTAAAAGATGTTGATGTTCAATGTTATTATCTAAATCAAGAACTTTATTTCTTCTTGCAAACTCTCCACCTTTTCCTTTTTTAATAGAAGTTGAAAGATATGCAGGATGATTTACAATATTATCCTTATCTTTTACTTGTCTAGGATCATGTCGAGTGCCAGAATAAACTACTAATTTATGTGGAGTTTTTTCTTTGTTTAAAATATTATCTAAATTTCTAGTTTCGGTTTCATAATTAGAATTAGTTTTATCATTTTTCCAATGATAATTATTAATAGGTCTTGAATTATGCATATAAGAATCAATAGCATATATTTCACCTTCTGAAGAATTATCAAAAACTTTTTTATAATGTTTTCCAAGAGAATCAGATAAATCACTAATTTTATTTTCTTGTTTTAAACCTTCCATTATATTTTCTGAGACTGTTTCAAAATCTGTATCTCCATCGGTAACAACTGTATCATGATCAGGAGAATAACCAGAATTAGAAGAATTTATATCTTTTTTCTTAATTATTTGTCTTAATTTTTTCATTTATTATTTCCTTTTATTATTTTATTTTAAAATCCTAAATAAAAATAGCTTGGAATGTATGTTACATTACTTTGTGTTATTGTTGTATTTAATAAAAATGTATTAGAATTTTGAATATCATTTAAAGTAAATCTTCCAAACATTTTCATTTGAATAGGATGAACTATATCATAGACAAATTTTTGATAAGTTGATAAGATTTTAGGTGCAAGAATTTCATAGGAAAATGTTTGATAATAATAAGAATCTTGAAGATAAATTTCATCGGATAAAAATGATTGATTATTTATCCAATATCCTTGTGTAATACCAGTACCATCAACAATAGCACTTCCTTCTGCATAAATTTGTCCATTACCATAAATTGATAAAGGTTCGCCAGGACTAAATCCATAACCCGATTCTATGACTTGAAGAGAAGTTATAATACCAGATTCATTGTTAGCAACAGCAGAAACGTTTGCATCTCCGCCCCAATAACCTCCCATTCCATCTGATATTTGTAATTGATATATTTCTGATTCTATAATCGAAACAGTTGCATTAGAAGAATAATTTTCCCCTGGATTTTCCCCTGTTATCGAGGAAATTGTACCAACTATCAAGGATTGAAATTCTAGAACCTGATTTATAGGGATATCAAGATTTCCGTTATTAGACATTGGAAATCCCCAATTGGTATTTCTTATTGTAGAATTTAAATATCCATTGGCAGAAGAAGTTTGCCCATATATAATAGAAGTTGGAAGAAAATAACCAGTTGCGTTAGTTACTTTTAAAGTAGTAGAATTTGCAAATGTGGTTGTTCCATTAGCAATATATTGACATTTAGGTAAAACTGTATTAATATAAATTATATTATTGGAAACAGAACCTTTTAATAAAATACCAGAAACAAGATTAGCATTATTGAGAGAAGATTCAGGACCAGTTAAATTAACAAAAGAAGGATTGTCTATTTCTATAATTTGAAGATTAGAAATTCCAAGTGAAGTATTAGATAAAAATTCTAGATTAGAAAGTGAATTACCAGAAATATAGGCAAAATCTAAAATAATACCATTGGCAGAAGAATTTATAACTTCCGAATTGGAAAATGTTCCATATGTATTAGAAATATTAAGAGTAAATTGATTAGGAAGAGTATAATTATCCAATAAAGTATTATAATAAAGATTTATTTCATCATTATTAATAGAAAAAACTTTTTGATTTGTTAGAGAACCAATACTAAATGTTGCTCCACTTCCTCCACCACCAGTAACTTGTACTTGTGCATTTTTAGTAAATCCAAAACCACCATTAACAAGAGTAAATATTATTTTTCCATTTTGAGAAGTAACAGAGGAAACTCTACCCAATCCAGAAGCACTAGAACCAGAAATATTAACAATATCACCAAGATTAAATTGTGCTCCACCATCTGTTATAGAAATTGCCGAAAGAGAACCAATAATTATAGGAGCATTGGAAGTTGTTAAGGAAGGTAAATTTGAAGAAAGTAAAAAATCACCATATTTAAAAGAACCACTTATATTAGAAAGAATAAGAACATTAATAAGTTTATTATTAACTGTTATAATATTGTAGTCTTCTACAAGAGCCGATGCAAGACTTGAAGAAGAATAGACCTTTAAACCTACTAATTGAAAAAGTAAAGAAGAATTTGTTACTTCTATATAACCTTTTCTAACCCATGTATTATTAGAAGGTCTAAGAATATGTTGACCAGGATAGTAAAAATTTATATCTTCATTAAATAAAATTCTAAATAAAAGTTCATATCCTCTTTCGGTTCCTACACTTCTATAAAGGTCTTGAATATGTTTAATTAAAAGACGAGGATTAACAAGAACATCCGAAGGTAAATTTCCTAAATATTGATTTTTAAAATATTGAAGAAAAGATTCATCACAAGTATCAATATCATGATTTTTTAAAAAATTTCTTGAATTATAAATTATATTATTAGATTGTTCTAAATATTGATAATAAGTTTTAACAAATGAAACAAAATTATTTCCAGTTCCTCCTTGGTAAAAAGATGGAAATTGAGAAGGTATATAAATATTTGTTAAAATATCTGTCATTTTTTAATTATTACTTATATTAATTGACAGACCATTTACCATATTAATTTCAATAATATCATTTCCTATAGAATATATATCTTTATTTTGTGGAAATGCTGTTAAAAGTAAACCAGAAGCATTAGAAACAAATGAAGAAATATTAAGAATAGGAATATTTATATTACCATTGACATAATTTACAGTTCCGACATTTTTAGGATTAATAATAGAATTATTGGGAGAAAGTTGGGAAAGGTAGATAAAACCAGTTGGATTATTATTAACCAAAGTATCGGTTAGAAAATAATTATTACCAGAAATAATAAATTGTGAAGAAGAAACATTCGAAATTGGGTTATTGAAATTAACCACTATTGAATTATTTACATTGAAAATTACATTGGCATATTTAGACATGGTAACATAAGTTTCATTGGAAATGATAGAAGGATCGGTTTCATCAATAGCATCACAAAATTGAGAATATCTGAATGGAGTAGAAAATGCCTGTAAATTATTATTTGTAAAATTAGAAATTGTATTGGTTACTAAAGCCTGATATTGTGAAGGAGAATATCCTGTGTTAGAAAAATTAACATGAACATTAGAAAATACATTTAAATAAAGATTATCCGGATCAACAAATTGAATTTGATAATTAAGAATATTTACTTTATTAATATAAGTCTGAATATCATTTTTTAAAGACAATGTTGCAGGATTACCGGATTGTCCAACAAGAGCAATAAAAATCATACCATATTGTACAGCCGTATTGGTAATTCCTCCACCATAAACGTTAATATCAGTAATAGAAGGAAAATTTTCATAAATTAAAGTTTCATAATTTAAGGAAGTAATTGCATTATCTTGTGTCTGATAATGTCTTGGATTATTATATCTTATAGAATCTATACCTTCTGCATTCGCCCCTCCCGAAGAATTATTAGAAGTTAAAATATAAACATTTGAAACTGTTCCACCATTAAAAGTAGATAAGTTTGTATTCATAATAAATGAAGAAATATAATTTGCATCACTTCCTTTTGACACTCTATAATTAGCCGACACAACAGCACCATTTTGAGGAATATAACCTAAAATACCATCTCCAAATTGAAGTTGATAGGTATTTCCAAATCCAGCCTGAAGAAAATAAACTTTTGAATTTCCGTTCAAACCATAAAGATTAGATGCCTGTGTAAATGATGTATTAGTAGAACCTGAATTTTCAGAAACTAAGATTGAAAGAGAAGAAGTGTCTATTCCTGGGGAAGATAAAGTAAATAATTGATTATTTACAGTAGTATCCACAACAAATAAATCTGTTTTATAATAACCTTCATAAATATTAACATTAGAAAATTGAAAAAAACCATTTGAAGAAGTTGCTATATAATTCTGATCTGTAACAAAAGAAAAACTTCCGTTGGAATTTAATCCTCCAAAGATACTTCCTTGAGGTATCTCTAATATGTTTAGAGACGGCGCCGACATAGTTAAATTTAAAGAAGTAGTTGAAGAAGAAACAGAATAAGGAACATAATTTAACATTTTTGAAATTGAAACTAAAGAATCTTTTAATTGTGCAGAATCATTAAATGATTCTGAAAATGCCATATTAAGAAAAAAAGAATTAAGAAATGTATTACGAGAAAAAATATCTAATAAAACATTAATATTACTTCCTGTAAAATTATAATCACGAAAAATACTTTGATTTTGAAACCAACTTATCATTTGTGATTTCAATGTATTTGGATCAAGACTTCCAAGTGAAATATTTTGTGGAATAGTATTTGCCATAAACTTCCTTCGACCAAAGGTCTTTTAAATAATTTTATATATTTATTAAAGTTTATGGAAAATCAAACAACTTTCATATGATGTATATTTCTTCTTATCTAATCCGATTTATAAGAATATTTACCGATTGATTTCCTGGTATATTTATTACTGTAAAATAAATTGTAACAGAAAGAGCATTAGGAATGGAAGTAGAGTCTACATTTATACCAAGTAGATTACATCTTGGTTCATTTGATCGAATAGCATCAGTCAAACTTTGTGAAACAACTGATTGAAAAATTGCATCGTTTTGGCCAAATACTTGAAATATAGTACCTATACTATTATCATAAAGTCTTTCTCCTAAATGAGTAAGACAAATATTTTTTAAGGATTGTTTAACAGAATTTTCATTGGTTATTTTAGCAAGATCATTTGAAAAAGGTGCCTTATTAAAATTATCCGTAAAATCAGAATAAATTATTCCTATATAAGAAGTTCGAGTTTGGGTATTAGAAGAAGGAATATACATTTTTAAGTATTTGCTGTAACCAAAGTCATTGTTATTTGACTTCCAAAAGAAAATGTAGTAATATCTGTATTAGCAGGATTATGAATAGAAAATGATAAGTTATTATGTGGAAATATAGGTAAATTATTAGAATTTGTAGGATTTGAATTTCCTAAAGTAAAATTAAGATTTGTTCCATTTATATCTGTTGAAATATTTTGTGATATTACGTAATAATTTTGTTCCATTTTTTTCTCCTTTTTATATTATTTATTTTAATAATTTCCTGCCGTATTTGTATTTATTGCATTACCAGAAATAGTATAACCACCAGGAGAATTCATAGAAGTATTCATTGAAATTATTGTATGTGCAACACCGCCACCATTATTATTTACACTTCCTGATATTGAATAACCATTAGCTAATCCAGGACCATTAATACAATTTCCAAAAATATATCCATTATTCCAAGGACATATTGTACCATTATTAAAATATATTCCGCTTCCACCAATACCAGAAAAAGATGAATTAGCAGGAACACCATAATTAATTGTACAATCAGTTATTCTTGGATTTCCAATTCCATTTAAAGAAATTGCTGTATGAATTGCATCAAAAGAACAACTTCTGATTCGCCATTCACCATTATTAGCATCCGTTGCAGATAAATAAACAGAAGCCGTATTTTGACCTATTATAAATGAATCTACTATATTAACTCCTTGAGGGTCCATAGTTCCGGAAGTTGCACCAGAAGGAAGAAATCTGATTCCATAATCTCCTGCTGTAATATGACATTTATCAAAAAACAAAGTAGTAGGAGCATTTGTTTCTGATCCTGTATTTGTAGTGCTAAATAAAATTCCAGCCGAACCACCTATACCACCAGTTCCATAAGGAGACCCTATACAGTTTTGCATAGTTACATTTACATTTATATAACGCAAATCTTTAAGATAGAGTCCAACATAATTCCATCCTGTTCCATTACCTAGAAATGAAAGATTTCTAGTAACTAACGTTTCAGCGGTTATTCCGCCAAATTGTGCTGCTGTTGTGGTTGCAGAAATATTCATCATCCCAGAAGGAGAAGCCCCAGAACTAGAGGAACCTGCACCGACATATTGTTCAACCAATGAAAAATCTTCTAAAACTACCTGAGAGTTTTGATTGGCATAATTACCATTATATTGAATTGAAATATTAATAGCGGCATTGGCAGTTGATAATAATATTTGTGATAATTGTTGTCCTGATCCTGTAATTTTTAATCCGCTTGGAGCACTTAATGTAATAGTAATTGCAGAAGAAATTAAAAATTTTCCAATTAAAAGAACTTGTTTACCAGAAGTAAGACAATTTGTTAAGGCTGTTGTATCATCTGTAGAACCATCCCCGGCGGCTCCATACATTTGTGGTGTAACAATATTAATAGTATTAAATCCACCAGAAGTATTTGATCCTTGTAGACCAGCACCATATTGTGAAAGACTAAATTTACCATTTATGTCAAGCGACATTGTTTGTGGAACATAAGTAGCACCAGAAGAAGATTCACCACTTCCCCAAGTAATTCCTCCGGAGGAATTACCATTAAATTGCATCCATCCCATCCAAGTGGCATCAATTTTTTGTTGAATTCTTGATCCTGCACCTACCCAAGATGTACCATTAACAACTCTTGTATTTGTTAATATTAAATTATCTCCATTACCATCACTTGAATAAAATTGACCATAAACAATCTGACTTCCAGAAGTATTTCCTAATGTTTGAGTAGAATTTATATTTAGATTAGAACTTGTAATAATTGTGGAATTAACTGTGGAATTAACTGTGGAATTACCTAGAGTTAATATTGTTGTATTTACATAGACATTTCCTGATGTATCAAAAAATGAAATATAAGGATCATTAGTACCACCTTTAATAGTAAAATTAGTAACGGTAGTATTAGAAAAAACTATTTGACCGGCGGAAAGAGTACCTGTAGAACCCGTAGAAGAATTGTTTACAGAAAAATTAGTAAATATAGAAGAAGTGACTGTTCCATTGGCTATTTGTACACCACTAGCCGTAAAGGCTGCATTTACAGTTGAGTTACCTAAAGTCATGGTATTAGAAGTTTTATTAAAAGTAAGTACAGAAGAACCATTAAAAGAACCAGAATCATTAAATTGTATTTGGGTATTTGAACCACCGACAACTCCATTTCCACCACCAAAAGAAGTAGTTGAGTTAATGGTTAAATTAACAGTAGAATTTCCCAGAGTTAAAGAATTATAAACAGCAAGATCACCGGAATTATCCAAAGTCATTAAAACTGTAGTTGCATTGGAAAATTTAGCAACTTGTCCTGTATAAGATTGAATAACTACTCCAATACCAGTATTAGAAATAAAATTTCCACCATATAAAGAATTAGATAATCCCTGAACACCAACTCCGGTAGTAGAAATTCCTTGAATTCCTGGGTATGATGTAGATTGAAAATATCCACCATAAG